TTTCTTGCTCATGGCTTCCTGTTCGGCGTAATGGCTCCCGATACCCTTTTTGATTTCCTTGACCGCCGCCATGAAGTACATTTCAATGTCATCAAGATCACCTTGATACACCGGCTTTCTCCGAAGGCTGATGTCCTTTGCAGCCTTGGCTGCTTCCGGGGTCTTGACCTTTGTGCGCAGAAGGGTACTCAATGTCGTGAGCATAGCGTTCTGTGCTGCGATGCCGGATGCAAAGGTATCATCAAAATACTGCGCTATGCGGTAAGTAAGCTCTGCAAAGCGGGCGTTTTCCAGCAGCAGGTTGACCACCTCTGCATTGATGCGCCCTGTGTAGAGGTTCTTTGCGGCTTCTACGGACAAGCCCAGTTCGGCAATGTCGTAATTTTTGCGGTCGGGGATGTTGGTTTCTCCCAGCAGAAAATCCGTGGACACGTTGAACAGCCTTGCAATCCTCAGCACCTGCTCATGGGTCAGGGTTCCTTTCGCACCACTGATAAAACGGCTGATGGTGCTCTTGGAGCAGCCGATCTCCTTGGCAAGCTCTGGTTGGCTGATGTTGTGTTCTTTCATCAAGTCCGCAAGACGGATGTTGGATGGTGCGGGCAGATATTCCTGTGCCATGAAGTCGGCCCTCCTTTTTGAGCTTTTTCCTCATTATAATACGCTCTGCCGTTTTGTTCAATATACGGTTTCCCCTCTGCCCTTGCTGTTGCAAATCTGCAATCAGCAAGGGCATTTTTCTTTTTCCGTTGCAGTTTTGCCGCTTTTTCACCCTTTCTGCAAAATTCTCCGTATATTCAGGCACAAGGCAAAAAACACCAGAGTTCCCACACGGGGTACTCTGGTGCAGTACATAACATCTACCTGCCCGGTGGCCGCAGGGTGCGGGGTTTTGTAGGCATCGAACCGCTTGTCCACCCCTGCCCGTAAAAAGTGCATTTTTTCACGGAAGAAGTTCGTACAACCTGTACGGTCTGTACTTGTACGCACCTGTACGGCGTGTTTCGATAAAATCAAGCGTTTTATCGTCTGTATTTTGTTCATTTGTATGCCGTACGAACCGTACAGGTTATTTGAAGTCCGTACGCAATTTTTTCAGATGCGTACGGAGCAATCAAGTTCGCATTGTGCGAACTTGATTGTAGCTCTCCCGCAGGAGACGTTCCCCCTCGGAGAGTCCTCGAAGAGCCCACTACACTTTGCAGCCCATAGGGATGAAAGTGTTATAGTGGGTTATTACACTTCCGAAGAAGTGCATCTTCGTTCCCCATCACCTCTCGATGAACCTTGAAAGGAGGGATGCCCTTTGGCAAGAAACGATGGCGTTGACCGCACCAGTGTCCGGAATCTCGCCGTTTCGGACAAGGCCGTTGGCAACACTCAGCAGCACAACGAGCGCGAAAAGGACAGCTATCGAAACCCCGACATTATCCCCCAGCGCACCTCATGGAACGTCCACTTCAAGAAGCCTGCCGCCAGCTACACTGACCTGTTCGCCCAACTGGAAGCCGTTGGAACCATTTCCACGCGCGGCCTGAAGCCGGATGCCACCCACTACTGCGAACTTGTCTTTGATGTCAACTCGGCCTACTTTGACAATCACGGCGGCTACGAGTTCGCCAAGCAGTTCTATGAGGATGCCTACAAAGCTGCTGTGCAAATCGTGGGCGGTGAGCAGTATATCCTCTCGGCAGTCATGCACGCGGATGAGATCAACCACGCCATGACCGAAGCACTGGGTCGGGAGGTCTACCACTACCACCTCCATGTGGTCTATGTGCCTGTGGTGGAAAAGCAGATCCTCTGGTCGAAACGCTGCAAGGACAAGGCACTGGTCGGCACCGTCAAGGAGACCGTCATGCAGGTCAGCCGGAGCAAGAAGTGGGCATCCAAACCTCTGCTGGACGATGCCGGAAAGCCTATCCTGCAAAAGAACGGCAAGCCAGTCCTGAAGAAGTCGTACAGCATCCTGCAAGACGATTTCTTCAACTATATGCGTGCTGCCGGGTACACCGATGTGGAGCGCGGCGAGCGCGGCAGCACCGAAGAACACCTGACCGTCACCCAGTTCAAAGTTCAACGGGAGCAGGAGCGGCTGGACAGCCTGACCACCCAAGCCGACCAGCAGGCACAATCGCTTGCTAAAACCAGTCAGACCCTCTCCCAAAAGAAGAAAGAACTTGCCTCCATTCAGAAAAAGACCACGCTCACGAAAGAAGCCCTCATTCATGCGCGTGATCTGGATTATATCGGCAAGCGCACCTTCCTCGGCAACTACTCGCTGACCGAAGAAGAATTTTCCAAGCTGAAAAAGCAAGCCGACCACGGCTATATGATGGATGTGGAGAACCGCCGCCTGAAAGAAGAACTTTCCACCGCCAAGAAAGAGGCCGTTCGTTGGAGCAACAAGTACCACGACCTGTGGTACGACGTGAAACCCTATCTGGATGCTCTCCACCGTGCGCCCGAACTGGTGCGTGGCTTTCTGGAAAAGATTCTTGCCCCCAAGCAGGAGCACACCATGAATGTGCCGCAGCAAAACCGTAAGCGTGGTCAGGATATGGAACTTTGAGTTTCGGAGGATACTATTTGAACAAAAAGAAGAAGTCAAACAAATCCGGCTACCCGGATGAAGCAATCAAGACCCTTGCACGTTGCTTTTATCCCTCCATAGTTGAGTTTTTCAACAGCGAGGAAGGCCAGCGTGAATATGAGGAATGGCTGAAAGAGCAGGAAGCTCTACAAGCCTTGCCTGTTGCAGCATAAAAACAGCAGGACGCTCCCGATGAAAGGAACGCCCTGCCTTACATAGATGTATCTCACCGAGGTGTGTCCAGTTGGGCACACCTCTTATTTTTTGTCTTTAATCTTCTAGCCCATGGCTCCCGGCTGCATTTTTCAAATATTCCTCCGGGTCACCGTTCAGAATCAAATCGGCATAGCTCAGCGGGTCATTGTAGATAAGGTAGTCCAGTTCGGTTTGCTGTGCCATGGTCACGTCCAGCGCATCCTCAACCCCGGTACAGTCGATGGAGATTTTTCTCCCATCTTGGAGAGTCATCTCCACACACCCGGTATCCATGTTAAACTTGCAGGCTCTTGCATCGTACTTCATAATCGCATCCTCCAAATCTTGTTATTGGCTTACGGTCTATGACAAGGTATCGGAGTTTTGCGCCGTCCACGGGAGCCTTCATTGTTGTACCCGAAGAAAACGAAAAATCCGAACCCTTCTCCAATCGGAAATAGGTTCGGATTTTTCTTGTTTGGTGGGCGCGGGTGGATTCGAACCACCGAAGCTGAAAGCAGCAGATTTACAGTCTGTCCCCATTGGCCACTCGGGAACACGCCCATATTCAGTTTTTGCAGTCCATGGATTGCCTGTATATATTACCACCCGGATGGTAGTTTGTCAACATCTTTTGCGGAATTTTTGGATTTTTGTGCCGAAAGCAAAAACACAAAAGCAAAAGCCGCCCAGAAATCAACGTTCCTGAGCGGCTTTTTGGAGCTGGTGACAGGAGTTGAACATCTAAGAGGAAGCATTTCTGCAAAAATCCAGTACTTTCAGCCCGGAAACATGACATAAAACCGTCATTCTGGTTTATCCCTGTGAATCATATTTTCAGGTTTACGGAATAAAGTGTTGTCCAAAGTGTTGTCCGCTCAGCTGTTGCCCAGCAGCTTTATAAACTCTGCATCTACTGCGCGTGCAGTGTTCTCTGCATCGCCGTTCAAAGCGTGGGCATACACTCCCAGCGTGTCCATGCTCTTACTGTGGCCCACAAGCGCCTTAACATCCCCGGCGGGCAAGTTCTTCACGATGGACACGAACGTGTGCCGCAGCGAGTACAGGGACACCGGCGGAAGATCGTTCGCTTTACAGTACACTTGCCAGCGCTTATAAAAATAGCCCTCGCTGCCGATATCGAACACGCTTTCCCCTGTCCCGGTCACTTCCCGCTGCTGCTCCAGCACCGACCGCGCAAAGCCTGACAGGGCAAAGGCACGCAGCGCATTCTCGTTCTTGCCTTGCGTTTCCTCGCCCAGTACATTCACGGCACGTCTGATCGTGACCGTATCGCCTTGCACATCTGCCCAGCGCAAGCCCAGCAGTTCCCCCGGACGCAGGCCCGTAAGAACTTCAAAGCGGTATGCACAGATAAAATCATCCCGGCGGCGCTTGCCCCTGTAAAGGGTTGTATCCACGCTGAACAGCGTTTTAAGTGCATCCGGCTGTAATATCGTCTTGCCCTTCAAACGCGCCCCGGCGGGGACGTGCAGTCCCTCAGGGTGGAAAGTGGTTAGTTTCCGCGCCCGGCAGTATTTGCAGAATGCCCTCATATCAGCGCAGAGGGATTGCAGCGTCTTTTTGCTCAGACCGTCCGCAAATGCCTTGTTGACCACGTTTTGCAAGTCCTGTTCCGTCAAGCTGGTGATTTTCTTCCTGCCGATCGCGGGGAGTATGCGGGTGCGCCAGCGGCTTTCTACGTTCCTACAATTTCCGGTGCCGGTTGTCTGTTCCAGCGTGGCATACCATTCCGCATAGAGCTTCTCTATCCGTTCTCCACTGGGGTTGACACCCGTTTCCAACCACGCATCCGCTTTTGCCTTTACTTCGGCCTGCCCTTTGCGGCCCGGCAAGCTGGAATAGAAGAACTTGCGTTCTCCGTCTTTCTGGGCGGTGGTGTACCAGCGTCCCCGCTTGGGTTCCCACTTGACCGCGCTTGTGCACTTGCTCATCTGGTGCACCTTCCTTCTTTTGTGCATTTTGTCCCCGGCGGCGCTCTGATCGCGGGGTGCTGCATCGCATAGAATCGGCAAAATGCCGAAATTTAACGCTCACAGTTTCCGCTGTGGGCGCTTTTCTTTTTATTTGGGAGCTTTTTCATCACCGGTGCCAGCGCTCTGGGTGCTGTCCCCGGCGGGGTCTTTTTTGTACTTCGGTATCTGGGTGAGTTCTTTTACTCTTTCAACGGCCACTTTTTGGCCCTCTTTGTTAAGTTCAGAAAATGCCTCGTTTAATCGATCTTGAATCGTCATCTGAACAACTCGCCCGGAAAAGTAAAGCCTTGTTTCCGTTGTGTCGTCTGCATTGCGGGCTAAACGCTCTATTTCAGGGTTAACAACATCTGTAAAAGCCCTTCCAAGAAGATCTCTAGGCTCAACGTTCAACGCATCTGCAAAACGAATAATCGTTTCATACTTAGGGTTTACAACGCCGCGCTCATACTGGCCGACAAGAGATCCGGAAATTCCCATTTTCTCGCCCAGCTCGTTCAAAGTAAGCCCCTGTATTTTTCGCTGTTTGCGAATAGCTTCGCCAATTCTCACTTTTTTGGCCGTATCCATACAATCACCCTAGTTTATTATAACGTTCTATCTCCAAAAATGCAATGAAAATATTTCTTTTTGCTGTTGACAGAATGATTTCATTGCTATATGCTTATTCGCGCAATGAAATCATTGCATTTTTGAGTTTGGAGGTGAAATAATGTCAAAATCTATCGTTGTTGACCGCATAAAGGTGATTGCAGAGATGGCCCGGCAGAATGTCACTTGTGAAGAAGTGGCACAGAAGGCCGGTGTAGGCCGCTCTGCTATCCAGAAAATGCGCAAGGGTCAACCAGTCTGGCGCACCACCGCCGGACACGTTGCCGCCGCTCTGGGTGTGAAAGTTGAAGAACTGAAGGAGAACTAAACGATGTACAGACCATTCAAAAAACTGCGCTTGCGCATGATCGAGATGGACTATAACCAGAAAGACCTTGCAAAGGCTGCAGGCATTGTACCCAGCACATTCAGCTTGCGTATCCGGGGAAAGCAGCCCTTCGACAGCGCCCAGATCGCCGCAATTGCCCGTGTGCTGAACATCCCAACAAGTGAGATCGGCGCGTATTTCTTTGAAGAACCGGCCAGAACGAGGAAAGCAGGGTGATAGTTTGAACGAATCTGAAAAGATCATCCCCGGCGGGTATACGGACTTTCTGAACTATCTGGACACTGTTACCACGGAAGAAGCACTCTTTTCTCCGCTGACGTACTGGTTTGCAAATCAGAACACTGCTGATGATACGCGAGATCGTTTTGACGTGGTAGCAGACCGCGCAAAGGAACTCAAACTCTGGAACGGCCTTGATTTGAAGTTGGAACGCTGGGCGCGAACCAACAAAGAAGAACTTGCCCGTATTGGAAAAGACGTTTTCGGTGCTCGGATCGGTGCCGATTATGCAGCCTATCGGAATGGTAAGCCGCAGCAGAGCAAGACCCGCAAATTGCAGTCCTATACGGCAAAGCAGCTTTCTGAAATGAAAATCAAGCCAACACAATACATTGTCGAGGGCGTTCTTCCCATGGGCATGGGGCTTCTGGTGGCAAAACCGAAGATTGGCAAGTCGTGGATGGTTTTAGATTTGTGCTTGTCCGTGGCCTCTGGCGTGCCCTTTCTGGGCTTTCAGACCAACCAGCACGGCACGCTATACCTTGCCCTTGAAGATGGCCCCAGCCGTATGCAGGCCCGTATCTTGAAGGTTTTGGACGGTCAGCCCGTGCCAGACGCTGCACGTATTTTGTTTCAATCGCCGCGCATGGATGAAGGGTTGTTGGATTCTCTGGGCGCGCTGCTGGACGATAACCCAGATATTCACCTTGTTTGCATCGACACGTTGTCAAAGATCCGACCGAAAGCAAAAGCCTATGAAAACGCCTATGATGCAGATTATGAATTTGTGGGAAGGTTGAAGGACTTTGCCGACAGCCGCGGTATCTGCGTGCTGCTGGTTCATCATACCAGCAAACGCAAAACGGATGATTCCTTTGAAAACATCAACGGCAGCACCGGCATTCTGGGCGCTTCTGACTTCACGATCGTTCTTGACAAAAAGAACCGGATGGATGATGAAGCATCCTTTATCCTGACCGGCCGCGACATTGAGCAGCAGGAGCGAATTTTAACCTTTGACAAAAGCCGCTGCCGCTGGATCATGCAAGGAACAGCCGCAGAGATTACAGAACAACGCCGTATTGCGGACTATGAAGCAAACCCCATTGTCAAAACCCTTCGGGAGCTGCTTTTGCAGGGAGATGGGACATGGACAGGCCACGCGCAAAAACTTATGGAGTTGGGACAGCATTACACGCACACCGAACTTGCGCCCAGTTCTCAGGCGCTGGCAAAGGCCCTTGTAGAACTTGAACCGCTGTTGTGGGAGCGGGACGCTATTAAACATTGGCTCAAGCCTAACCCTGGCGGGGGCAAAAAACACGCTTTCAAGATGTATCGCACAGACAATACAATCCCGAACCCGAATGCAGTTCAATTGGAATGCCTTTAACTCTAAAAAATCGGGATTTTCGGGAATTTCGGGATATTTAGCCCCTAACAATCCCGAAAATCCCGATTTTCCCGAAAATTCACAGTATATGCAGAAAGTGAGAAAGCCTATGAAGCACACCTATTTCACCACTTGCCCCTATTGCGGCGCACACCTTGACCCCGGCGAAAGGTGCGACTGCCCGCGTGCATCCCCCGGCGGGTATCAGTACGGAAATCGTACCAGTACGGAATCCGGACAGGTACGGAAACCAGATGGGTGCAAAAAGTGCACCGGTGCAGATTGTGCACCTGAACCTGCCCGGCCTGCCGGAGATCGTGTTTAGCCGCAGCAAGCAGCAGCCTGACCCCGGCCAGATTGAACCGGGTTCAAAATGACCCCCGGCAAATTGCCGGGGATACCAGTTGCATTTTACAACCGGTTGCATTTTGCAACTGCTGCTCAACAACAAAAAGAAAGCCGCTCACACTGTTGGCGCAGCGTGGGCGGCAGATGGGCGGTAAAGTTTAGCAGACAATACCGCCCCCATTATATCAAAAATGGAGGATTTTACAATGCTTGGTTATACTGCATATCAATTATCTATCGTGGGCCCGTTCGCTCTGGTCTGTTTCTTTGGTGCCGCTGTGATGTGGTTCAGCGGCATCCGTTGAGGGGGTGCGGGCAATATGAACGAGAACCAGACCACCCCCGAACAGATGCAGCCGGATTTCTGCATGACCGTAAAAGACAACAGTATGAAGCCTGACGGTATCCACAAGGGCGATAAAGTAGCCTTTGTGTGCTGTGACCACGTGGAGAATGGACAGATTGCCGCTGTGAGGGCTGGCGATCAGATCTATTTGGCGCATGTGTGGCTTGATAAAAGCGGAGTTCTGCAACTGCTGCCATCAAACGTTGCGTATAGTTCCCACTTCTTCGCTGGTGAAGCGCTGAACGCCGTGCAGATCATCGGCAAGGCCGTGGAAGTCCGGCATATTTTGAACCCGGCGGGGTCTCCTGAAAGCACCCTGCCTCAGAATGACCCGAAGGGGGTACCGGTATGAAAGTAACCCTTTCCTATACCCTCAGTGAGCTGGAACAGGCCCAGAGGGCGCAGACTGTACTGGTGAAGCTGTTTGGACGCTGCCGCGTACATAGCAGCCAGAGCGGCGACCGCTGCATGATCTATTTGACGTTTCGTTTCTGACATGGTATACTGAGCCTGTAAGGCATAGAGTACCGCACAGACTGCGTCTGTTAAGCTAATAAGCACAGGGAAAACGCTATTTCAAGCGGTTCTCTGTGCTTTTTTATTTTGTCTTGTTCAGCTGCGCCGGTGCTCTGGGCACTCTCTGAATGCTGCTTTGCTCTGTGGTTTCGTCCTCCTTCCATGGTCTGCCCGGAAAGCCGCAAAAAACAGTGAAAAAAGGCAAAATAAACGGTGTGTTTGTGGCTGTTTCTATGCCTTACTTTTCAGCCGCAGGCGTGCCGCCTTTGAATGATTTTTGCTCGATAAATCGTTATTTACGCAAGACCTGGCATGGGGTGGGGAGGGACCCCCTCCGGTGCCCTCGGCGCACCCCCTTTTCCGTAAGCGCCGATTTACACACAGGGATTTTTATAAACAAGTAATTATGCACTAAAACTTATGATTGTTGCTGTTGATTTTGACGGAACACTTCAATTTCAGGATGGGAAAGCCAATATTGCATTATTTCATGCGCTTCGGTGCAAACAGCAGCGGGGTGACACCATCATTCTTTGGACTTGCCGCAGTGGTCAGCGGCTGGCTGAAGCTGTGCGTTTCTGCCAGCAACACGGCCTGCGTCCCAACTACATCAACCAAAACACCCCGCAGATTATAAAAATGCTTGGGCATGACCCCCGCAAAGTCTATGCGGACTTGTATATTGACGACAAAGCCCATAGCTAACACCGTCAAAAAGGCAATTGCCTTTTGAAATAAACGTAAACGGCCACGGATAAGGCCGGGAAAGGAACCTATATGGAGCCTGTCACTTCTACATCGCTTGCGGGCGTTTGCATCGTCTGCGGCCCGCCCGGTTCTGGAAAGACTACATTCGTGCAGCAACACATGCGGCCGGGGGATATTGTGCTTGACATGGACACAATAGTGTCTGCCCTGACCGGCAGCAAGTCGGCACATCCCGATTATTCCGGCATCATGGACACGGCTTTGTCTGTAAGAGAAGCGGTTTACAAGTCCATTGAATCAGGCAAAGCCGGGAAACGTGCTTTTGTTATCACCAGTTCTTCGGACAGAAAGCAGGTTGATGCACTTGCCCAGCGTTTGCACGGCTACACGCATTACATGGACGCGCCGGAATCGGAATGCGTTAGAAGAATCCGCAACGACCACACCAGACCAGATAAAGAAAAAGACAGTGCACTGGTCAAGCGCTGGTTTTCGGCCTGCACTCCGGCCGAGAAAGGAGCCACCATGAACGAAACTGTAAATCAGGAACCCGTTACCACTGCAGCCGGAGAGCAGCAGGAGCCGCGCACCTTCACGCAGGCCGAGGTAAACAACATCGTTGCTGACCGCCTGACCCGTGAGCGTGCCAAGTATGCCGATTATGACGATCTGAAAACCAAGGCCCAGCAGTTCGACACCACAAAGGCCGAGCTGGACGCACTGAACGCTGCCAACACCCAGCGCGATATGCGCGCCCGCGTGGCTGCTTCTACTGGCGTCCCTGTGGAGCTGCTGACCGGCGACACGGAAGAAGCCTGCACCGCTCAGGCACAGGCCGCTTTGAAGTTCGCAAAGAAGAATGAATATAGCTATCCTGTTCTTAGGGACGGCGGTGCAATTCCCTATGAACGTATGCCGGGTTTCAAAGATACCAGCGTTGCCGATTCTTTCAGCCGTGATAAAAAGCACGAACCGAGGTCTCACCCCTGTTCCATCTACTAACGATTAAACGAGGTTTTAACATATGTCCGTTGAGCTCACTACCAAATTTGCCCCGCAGACTGATGAGCTTTTCAAAGCAGAAAGCAAAATCAGTTTGTTGACTAACACCGATTTCGATTGGAGCGGTGCCCACAGCGTCAAGCTGTACAAGATCAGCACAACCCCGCTGAACGACTACAGCCGCAACCGCAGCACCGCCCCCGAAGATAGCAGCGAATCCCTGTCTCGCTATGGTCAGCTGCTTGACCTGAATGCCACCACCGAGGAGCTGCTGTTGAAGCATGACCGTTCTTTCATCTTCAACGTTGACCGTCTCGATCAGGACGAAACACAGCAGCAGCTGGAAGCAGGCACCGCGCTGGCCCGCGAACTGCGCGAGGTCGTTGTGCCTGAGGTGGACACCAACGCTTACACCGTCATGACCACCGGCGCAGGCCACAAACCCGCCGCTGCAGCGCTCACCAAGTCCAACATTTACGCCGCAATTCTGGCAGCGTCTCAGGCGCTGGACGATGCAGAGGTACCCGAGACCGAGCGCACGTTGGTGGTCACACCTGCAACTTATGCCATTCTGAAACAGGCCGTTGAGTTCGATCATACCGAGATCGGCGCAGAAATGCGTGCACGCGGCGTTGTTGCCATGCTGGACGGTGCAGCCGTGGTAAAGGTGCCCTCTGCCCGCCTGCCGGAAAAGTTCGGCTTTATGCTGGCGCATCCGTCCGCGACCGTGGCCCCTGTCAAGCTGGAAGATTTCGGCATTCACAATGATACCCCGCTTTCCAGCGGCAGCATCGTGACCGGCCGCATCTGCTATGATGCATTCGTGCTGGACAACAAAAAGATCGGCATTTACTATCAGGCCACCACCTGATTGTGCATTTTGTCCCCGGCGGCGCTCTGATCGTGGGGTACTGCATCGCGAGTTTTCGTCAAAATGCCAAAATTAACGCTCACAGCTGCCCACTGTGGGCGTTTTTTCTTTGGAAGGGAGTGCAGCACGTGACACCCGAACAGAAAAAGGCATGGTTATACCGGTACCAGGACAGTTTGCGCAGGCAGGAGTGGCTTTTGTCACAGCTAGAGGAAGCTCACAGCCGTGCAACATCCATTCAGGCAGCACCCGGCGGGATTCACACCGCGCCCACCGGCATACACTCTGACCGTGTGGCCGACAGCGTGCAGCGTATCGACGAACTGCAGCGGAAGTACATTGCCGAGGTAGAACAGAGCTATCAAATCTACGACGAGATACAGGCCGCAATAGAAGCCCTGCCGGACATCCGGCAGACCATAGCTGTGCACTACCACTATTTGCAGGATATGAAGATTGATTTTATCTGTGTCAAGCTTGATCTATCAAAATCGACCGTTGCAAAGCTGCTGTCAACTGCCCTTGACGCGCTGGAAGTGCCGGACGCTACCGCATCCATGCCCGACGGGGTGTAA